CATCGTGTTCTTCACCGATTTCAACGTGTTGATTACGTCTCTTATAGGTGGAGTTATTCAAGGCAATCAAATAATGTTTAGCAATGATTGAGAAATATGAAAAGGCTTTACCCTTTCCAGCCTCAAATTTGTGCATATTTGAAACCAAATGTGATACAGTTTCTTTTTGAACATCCAATGGGCCGGTTTCAAAATAACTGAACTTGAAAGTATTGAAGATATTTTCTACCAATTTTTCGAATGGATATTTGATTTTGGTATTATAAATGACTTCACGTTCTTGAAGATTTTCGGTGGCATTATACTTGATGATAAAATCCTCCGTCTCTTGAGTAAAATACATCTTGTCCGAAGTGGCACCGTTCTTACTCTTTCTACCACGTTTCTTTGGAACGACTATGGTAGATTCTACAGCGGTTGGAGTTGTGATTGACAATCCTACGGCAGTAGGAGTTGGTGGAGATACAACTGGAGCCTTCTTAACTCTTTTCTTGTATCGTTTTTTTACAATCTTCTTTTTGTGTTTGATTGTAACTTTCTTTTGCTTTTTAGCAATAGATTTATGGACACGATGAGCCTTTAGGGCTTTCTTTTTCTTCATATAGAAACTTATTCCTCTTCAATCTCGGCAGTCGTTTCTTCTGTTCTATCGTTTAGACTCTGGATAAGAATCTTCATGTCTTGAAACACAACACCAACATCATCATCTTTTTCGAACATTTGCTTGTCATCAAGCAATTTCATGTGAGCCCAAACCTTAAAGACTTGTTCTCGCCAGTCGGATATCCAGTTGGCATAAATTTCATTTATGGCTAACTGACGTTCTCCGGCTCTCCAAAGAAGGACATTGGCAACGACAGATGCCGTTAACAACACCGATAATAGTATTACTAAAAAAATTAGCATAATGCTTATTCTTCTTCATATTGAGGTTCGTCTTGGAAATCTTGAAGATATTCAAGAGCCTCCGTGACAGAATCCCAATCGCTTCTTTTTATCGCTTTTGCTAATAAGTCAACTACTGTATTTATATCTGTTTGATTCATCGTAGATTACTCTAAGTAGGTAATCGTGAGATATATAGTTGACTAATTAATCAAATGCTTAAAAATTTTAACTTTTAAAGTTTAGTACACATTATTAACTTTGGCAAGTACTAAAATTTAAACTTTAGGTTCTATAATAGTATGTGTATCAGGCGAAGGATTGATTAATATAGGAGTAGGTTCTACTTTTGTAGTTGTAGGAGGTTCTATAATTGGTTTGACAGGCTGAATTGGGTCTATTTGTTTGGGTTTATCATACACAGATTCGTCTTCTTTTTTATAGACGGCTACGTTATAAGCCAAAATTAAACAGATAGCAAGTGGGTCAAATACACAAATAATTGACAATATAAACCATCTAGCTACAGTATCCAATGGTAATTTTAATGCGTCTGCTACAAATTTGAATGTCTGAACGTCTTTTTTACCAGCGGTGCCCATCTTTAAATCGTTAATTTGAGAATCAATTTTTGCCACTCCGTCAATTGCTTCTTGAATCTTGCCATTTTCAGTTTTTATACTTGTATCCGTATCACTTATCAAATCAACGTTCTGCTGTTGAAGTTGTCTTAATTGGACAGGATTTCTTGCAATGTATTCATTCGTCAAGACTTGAGACATTCTATTTTCTTCTGATGCACGCAGGGTTGTTAGGTCATTGATTCTCTTTTTAGCAGCATCAATTTTATCGTGATAGTATGTTTTTTGGTCTTGCATAGCGGTTATCTTTTCTTGTGTAACCCCAAATTCAATGGAAGATTTTTGGAAGGCAGCTGACAAATATCCAAAAATACCCAATGATGTAATAATCATAAGTATAAAAATAGCACCCACTAAATACGTTTTTAAGAATCCTGTGCATTTAGACCAGTATCGGTATAAGAAGGTAGTTCCTACTAATTTACCAACTTCCAATGATGATGCCATAACCATCGCAGAAATGGAAGCACCGGCAAATAGCGTGGCAATACCATATACACTGAAAAATGCAGCACAAAGAGCTATTAAAAGGGCCGAACACCCTAATATAATTGGGAAATGAGACTTCGGTAGTAATTTATCTTTCATGTTTATTAGTTAAATGACGAAGAAAAACTAGGGAATACTGGATTAATTCCCCAATAAGTCAAGATGGAATTTAGTCCTGCCGCCCCTCTTAAAGCAGAAACAGACATCACCCACCCAGCATAATTTCCACCAGGTGATGGAACATAGTATGAATGAGAAATTCCGGTTGTCGGTGATGTAGCAAAATATACATTAAGATTGTTATAGTAAATCCACCAATAATAGGTACCACCACCACGATTGTCAGCAAACATTACGAGATTTTGAACAGGTGATGTAATTGCCATTGCCGCTCCATTAGTATTACCACCAGCATAATATTTATTGTAATTATCCCAATACATTTTATGAAAATAAGGAATTCCTGAATTTCCATATCCAATACACAGTCCATTTCCAGGAGATTGATACACCTGATTGGCTAAATTGATATCAACCCAATCGTCATGAGTTGCCCAAAAATTAATTTCTTGGATGTAAGGATATAATATGTTATTAGCATTTGACGCTAAAATATATGATGCTGTGGCAGCAAAACTACTTGAAATACTTTGAGAAGCAAATGACGAACTTACACTTACATTTGAAAATAGTGATTGACTTGCCCAAGAGGCACTAACAGAAAATCTTGAACCGGAAGCAAATGATGCACTTATAGACCAAATTGAGGCAGATGCCCACGAAGCCGAATTTGCCGTGCCGGTTGAATTTTGAATCGGTGCCCACGATGCTGAAATCGCTGTGCTAGACGAACGAGCATTATCAGATTGTAAAGCATGACTAGCCGATATGGCATACGATGCCGTTGACGTATTTGGGTAAATTAAATTAATTGCGGTGGATGAAGCACCACCAACTTGAGCAAAACTACTTGTTAAACTCCAAGACGCTGATACTGATGATACCGACGAACTGGCGGCAACAGATGAAGAAATCCAATTACCAACGGTTGATAACTGTGTTCTAAAAGTTGTTGTGGACGAATCTTGAACGATAGGAACATAATCACTTGAAGTGACGGCTCCTATCAGATTCAATTCGCTAATTGGAATACTCGTTGACATATGTTATAATTATGGGTGTAATACCATTAAAGTTAACCAATCGAATTCGTTTGGCGGCACACCACCACGAGCATCCCAGTTAGCATTACCACCAACCCAAGACATAGAAAATGCGGTTGTAGTTCTTGCTGAATCTGGATAATTAACTAACACCAACCATTCAGGACTTTGTTCTCCACCAAGAGCGCACATAACCGTATAATTTGTAGTAGGCATCGGAGTAAGCATATTAAATATCCAACAATCTCCCCCATAATTTGTTCCCATGTCTTTCTTTACCGAACCTGTTATCATACCACCATATCCAGGATACTGAAATGTGTTTCCCACATATACGGCATTTCCAAAATTATAACTGCCAGAATATGGTATCCATGCGGCTTGATTAAATGGATTCCCCAACGACCCTGTATTATAGAATGTTCCAAATGCTTTAATAAAATTAATAGCATTTATACTAGACGTAGGAACGTAACTTGCCGTCAAGGCATAACTTGCTGTAATTGATGCACTAGCAAATGACGAAGACGTTGATATAGATGATACTATTGAAGCACTAGACCAAGATGCACTAGCTGGATATGGTGCCCAAGAAGAACTTATTGATTGACTGGCAAAAGATGAACTTCTTGCCCAAATAGAAGCAGATGCCCAAGATGATGAAATCGAAAATGCTGTAGAACCTTGAACTGGCGACCAAGATGCTGATAAGGACGTGCTAGCGGTTATGGCATATGATGCCGTCGAAGTATTTGGATAATTCAAATTATCAGACGTGATAGAATATGATGAAATATTTGCCCAACTTGCTGATAAAGCATAAGATGCTGAAAAAGAGGCAAATGACGAACTGGCCTCAACAGACGATGATATCCAAGCGGCCACAACATCGAGCGTGGTATTGAACGTTGTGAGAGTCGATTGTTGAACTATCGCAATTAAATCACTGGAAGACACTTGGTTAAGTGTATTCAACTCGCTAATTGGTATGCTTAATGACATAAATTATTATACATCGTATAGGGTTGTCCATCCGTTAGCATTTAATACTGCCATATTGGATGTTGATGTGGCACTCAACGTTCCATTTCCTCTTACATCCAAAGTTCCGCTGATGACGGAATAATTTACTAATTGTGTTGTTATATTATCAACAGCCGTTTGAAATAAACTACAGCTTATAACAAATAGATTAGTGACTCCTTGTGGTAGGGTTGGTAATGATGTTATAGGACAATAGTTAAACGACAAATATAAAGATTGTGTTGGCAAATTACCAATACCCGTCAATGGATTTAAATTCAAAGACATTGTTGAAATTGTCTGTGGAATACTCAATGGCAATGTTGGTATTAAATTATTATTTGCCAATAGAGTAGTCATGCCGGCAGGCATAGGGTCTAACAACGATGTGATGTTATTATTAGAACAATCCAAAAATGACAAAGACACTGGCAAATTCAATGATGTAAGATTGTTCGATGAACAATTAATATATGACATTGAATATGGAAAATTTGGTAAAGCAGTAATGTGATTATTATTACAATCCAATATATTCAATGATGACGACACAAAACTATAAAGATATGTCAAATTACAATATGAACAAGACAGATATTGTAATGTATTTGGAACGCCGGTTAAAGTAAATAGTGAAATGTTATTTGAAAAATTAGATGCGGTAACTTGTGAAAGTTTCCAGAAAAAGTCAATTACCACAGCGCCATTATTTATTCCATTTACTGTGTAAATTTGTTTTCCTAATGACATTGTAGCAACCATGTTAGCAGAACTTCCAGTGAATAATGGGCCATCAGTAGAACTAAATGTGAACAATGACTGTGTAGGCATCGCACTAAAAGTAATAGGAGTCGCTGCATACGTAGCAAATGTATCTGTCTCACTTGCCAAATTAAATCTAACAGGTCTCGTTGAATCAATTTGAAGATTGTTAGATGCACTCACAAACACTAGATATGAACCATACAAACTTGCTTGACCCATCAAATTGAAAGTCTGTCTTACAGAACCACTTTCATAATTTCCCCAACTACCCATCGCTGAACCCAAATTAAATGTAATAGGAGAAGAATCTAACACAGTTTCAAATCCTGTATTTCTATCAATTGCTGAAAGGTATATCGTTCCATTTGTAGTTGTAGATGCGGTAAATGGAATCTTGATTGTTCCTGCAACTTCAATTGGAGTTCTTGCCAATCCCCTTGTTGACCACAGAATATCAACATCATCTAATTGTGCTTGAATATTTGATTGGGTATTTGCCAAATATATTCCTTGGTCTGTTATAACATTAGCAAAAGTTAAAGCTGACATAGCATAAGATGCTGTGCCGTTGTTTGGTGAATATACTAAGAAACTTGATGAAGTAGAATTTCCTGAATTTGCCACTTCTGCCACAAAAGCATAAGAGGCCGTGGCAACTGACGCACCGGCGCCACCTAAAAGATAAGAGGCGGTATCTGCATTGGTCGCTCTTCCAGTATTTTTAGTAGTAATGGCATATGATGCGGTTCCGTTATTTCCTCCAAAGTATGATAGGAAGTTTGAAACTGATGCCACATCTGATTGTAATGCTCTAATAGCATATGAGGCAGTTCCATTAGGAGTGCCGGTATAAACCAAATATGATGCGGATGTAGAACCGCTACTATTATTTCCACCGTTTAAAGCAAAAGAAGCTGTCTTAGCATAAGAAGCTGAATTAACAAATCCTGCCACCAAAGCATATAAGGATGTGGAAGACGAATAAGATGTATTTGCCAACAATACAGGCCCATCAACTCCACTACCAGGAACATAAGAAGCAGAAGTAGCATTTTCAACTGAACTTCCACTACCTTGAAGATAAATTTCTAATTCAGATGCCCTAATTCTTTTAGACTCTCTCGCAGTAGCATCAATAATTAGAAATAAATCGTTCGGTTGAATTTCTTCAGCCGTTAATTCTACTAACTGCGACACTCTTTTGTTTCCTACTATTGGCATAAATTATTAATAATATCCTATCAATCTTATTACCGTTCCACCGTCTGCCGGTTGTGTGAATGTGTAATAAAATGAACTACTATTTCCATTTGACGATGAACATGGCCCACACGCCTGACCACCAAATGTGCAAGAATCGCCACTTCCACCCGTTCTATAAGCAGTAACTATGTATGCAGCAGATGAAGTTGTGGATGATTGTTGTGAAATTTGAACAAATCCGGCAGCATTGGTGCTACCATTACTAGAATAGGCATCAACTATAATAACGCTTGTTCCTATAGGAATAAATTGAGTTGGGCAGTTGTATTTAGTCCAACCAATAGCAGCAGTTGAACTGGCTATTACTATTGGAACAATAAATTTTGGCCCATAAAAAGCATTAGAAATGTAACTGGCCGTGTTGGCATAACTTGATGTTCCTGCCAAACTTGCCGTAGAAGCATTCCATGCTGTATCTGTATAATACGAATAGGAAGTTGTTACTGCCAATGATGCCGTATCCGCGTGGGTGGATTGTGTTGCGTAACTAGAACTTTTGGCGAATGAAGCTGTCATTGCAAATGAAGCAGTTCCATTTGGTGTTCCATTATAAAACAAATTCAACGCTGTGGTTGCCGTATTAGATGTATTTGATAACGTCGAATATGAAGCAGTTCCATTGGTCGGTGAATATATCAAATATGATGCTGAATTTGCCGTATCTTGACTGATAAGACAGAACTGCGAATAGGACGCCGTTCCAGCATTTAATGAGTATGAACTTGATATTGATGTTAAGGCAGAACTAGCAGACAACGATTGTGTTGCCAATGATGATTCTGCCACAATACCATCTATGTTTGATGATTTAATATATGATGCCGTATCTGCGGTGCTAGAATGATACGCAAAGAAACTACCACTACTTTCTATAAATAAAAGTAATTGAGACACTTCCATACGTTTAGATTCCCTTTGACTTACATCTGTCACCAGAAATAAGTCATTGGGTTGCACATCCGACGCAAGAAGGTCTTGTAGTTGCGATACTCGTTCGTTAGCCATAAATTGTTATAACCTATAAATAGATGATTAGATGGTTTTCTTGACTTTTTTAATGATGAACTTGACCAAGGCACTTCTCACAATGTCATCTTCCGTGAATTTAAACACATGGATTCCATTGGCCCTTGATTCATCATCATCAAAATAGGATATCATCTTCATGAAACCACTTTTACCATTAATATCTGATTGGTCTGGGTCGCCCAAGATAAATACCTTACTGAATTCACCGGTTCTGGTAATTAACGTAAACAACTCCTTTACAGTCATGTTCTGAGCCTCGTCTGTAATGATTACTTTAGCATTCCAGTTCAATCCTCTCAAGAATCCTACTGGAACTGATGAAATTCTTTCATCTTTCTTTAAAGATTCAACGTCTTGGATTGGAAGTAATTCCATCAATTTATCAACCAACGGAGCCAAATATGGTGCCATTTTCTCGTCAGCTTCGCCTGGCAAGAAACCAAGTTTGGATTCGGAAGATTCTACGGCTGAACGAATATAAATAATGTCGCTCATTCTTCTCTCATTTAAGAGTTGAAGAGCAGAATAGACTGCCATGTATGTTTTTGATGTTCCCGCCGGGCCTTGGACAAATACGATTTTTGTATTTTTGTCCATAGCAACTTCTAAGAATTGCTTTTGCTTATCATTTAATTCTCTCTTACGAATTGATAATTGGTTTTTGATTTTATTACGTTGTGGAATACTAGGGCTTGTGTCCTGAACTTTATTTTGGTCGATGCGTTTTGTTTTCATCAGTAGGTATTACGGACTTTTCCTTGAGGGTTTTTTGTAACTTAACTACTCTTGAACAATGTTCATACTTTTCATTTTTCATGTAGTATGAATATATGTTTTCGAGATTAGTCAAATAATCTTTCTCCGACAATGTGATTACAAAATCAGAGTTCTTGAATTGAAATACTTCAATGAGTGGCAGGTCGTTCTCGACGGCGAATTCTATGATGCCGACTATCTGTTCCATCATATCAACCTTGAATTTTTGAGAAAAAGATTGTAAGTCCTTATTATCGGACGGAAGAACGTATAATGGCGGGGTGCCTTTTGTATCCTGTTTTGCTGCCATAAGTCTGACAATAAATACAACCGAGCAAATACAAAAAGAAAAAACGTGGCAGATTTCTCTGCCACGTTTACGTATGAACTTGTATGAGTATTTTACTTACTCAATTCTGCGATTCTCGTATCGGCAATTTTCTGCCATTTACGGAGTGTTTTGGCACTTGCCTTTTTATAATCAAGTTGGCCCTTCTTTAAGAGGTTCTTGACTTCCTGTTGTGACATGGCGTTCTCAATCAACGTTGAAAGGCCAGGCTCGGCTGCCGGTTTCAAGGCACGCTTATGTGGTGCGTAGATGATTGGAGTATTACCATACTTCATGATTTCTTTTACAGCCGCTTTCTTTTCCTCAAACGAACTTGAGGAATTAACAACGGCTCGAACTTGTTCTACTTTTGCTGTATTCATAAGTTACCAAATACGATGTTTCTTCTTGTCAAACTGAACGATTTCCACTCTCGTTCCATCTGGCCAACGTTTAACAACTTTTTGCCAAAAGGCCGCTTCTGCTAATGCTCTGTCTTCGTCAGGTTTTGAGTAATCTTTGTCTGAAACTCTCAATCCACCACGAACAACCACATATCGTGTGGCTGCCTGACCGGGTGTCCAAGTTTCTTGTTCCACCAATTCGTTAATGGGAACTTCCAGATTAGGAACTACGTCTGGTTGTGTCCGTTTTGTTGCTTTTTTGTTTGCCATGTTTCTTTTCTCCTAAGTTTTTTGTTAGGAAATTTATCAAATTTTTAGCATCATTTTTGTCAATAATAACGTCGCCACCTTCAAGATTTTTGAAACGAAGTAATCTCCAAATCATTTTCAATCTATCCCAAAAATTAATTGGTGAAGGAGACTGGTTCCATACGGAGATATTAAAATTAGGCGTGGTTTCATATTCGTCGTCATATGAAACTTCGAGAACATGATAATGACAGGTGCATCTGATTAACAATGTTTTATCATCTTTTATTACTGGCATAGTGCCATATTATGTCATACCTTTATCAAAAGTCAAATACATTTTGGTATTTATAAAACATATTTATATATTCCTATGGAAACGAGCGGATTAAATCGTTTTGATAACATAAAGTTTCATCTACGATGCCTAATCCGCATCCAAGGATTACTTATGCGCAGAAAAATTCGACTTCCAGAATATTTCCGAAAGTCGAAGTTTTTCATTGATGGAATTTTTAGAGCCGTTCTTCGCTCTTAGCAAAGAACCATTTGTCATATTCACCACGACAAGCGGCATAATCGGCCGAGTGAATTATTCTTGGAAGATTGGTTTTTAGATATAATTCCTGATTAAATTGTTTTAGATATTTACCATTTTCTTCATGAAATAATCCGTCTGCTAATTTGAACCCCAGGAATTCTTTCCAATCGTAAGTAATTCCGTATTTTTGTAGAAGGAATATCGTTCTATCTGTGACTTCCATATAAGGCAAATTTCCATTCATTTTGTAAAATTCGCCCTTCTTATACTTCCAATCTTGGTCTTGTGGAACATAATATCCACCAAATTCTGCCGGGTCGCCGCACTTGCCTAAGTCGTGATGCATCGCTGCGAAAATCATTTGTTCATCTGTAAAATCAATGTTCGCTCCCGCCAATTCAAATAATTTTTTTGATGCAAATGACATCTTGATGACATTCATAATGTGCTGAAGATAACCTCCTGGGTGACATAGGTGATAATGTTCACACATTGCCGCTGGTGCTACACTCACTTCTAATCCCAATTCATCTTCCGAATACATCTTTAGAAGTTTGGTTTTTCTTT